TGCCCCGAGATGCACGGGCGCGAAGGGCCGGAGCGAGGCGCCCGATGGCGTGAGCGACAGCGTTGTGTAACTCGGGTCCGACACGGGCCGGGTGGCGGGCCCCACGGCGAGGTTCCATGGCAGCCCGATCTCGCCCGCGGTGAAGGGCAGTTCGGTGACGGCCGCATCGAGCACCACGACCCGCGCACCGGCCGGGGCCGGATAGCCGATGGCAGCTTCGGTTCCACGCTGGCCGCGCAGGAGCGTGGTCAGGCGATAGCGGCCGGGGGCGACCAGCGCCACGTCGCGGGCCTGCAGGATTTCCCAGCTTCCGGGGGCGCTTTCGACGGCGAAGGCATTGGCGCCCGCGAACAGCTGCAAGTCGGTGATGCTATCGAGCTGGCCCCAGGGGAGGTCGATCTCCAGCACCGCGCCGCGATCCCACCGCCAAACAGGTCCGGCGGGCAAATCGCTGACCAGCGTTCCGATCCGCGCACGGCGGGTGATTGTGGCGAAGTTCGCCCAGCCCGAGGTTTCGGGGGAGCGCAGCACCGCAACGGTTCCCGGCCAGGGGTCGGCATCGATGGCGACGAGCGGACGCAGCGGCGTGTGGCTGCTGGTGAGTTGCGGCAGGTCGAGGATGGCCACCTCGGGCGCGCCGAGAGATACGGAGCGGGCCACAGCGGCCGCGCGTTGGGCCCCGGGCGGCAGGTCATAGACCTCGCGGTCCTGCCTTGTGGCCTCGATCCGCCGGGAAAGCCCGTCGGCGATGCGGGTGAGGCGGAACTCGGTGGTCGTGCCGTCGGTAAACTCCACCACATCGCCGGGATCGAGCGCGAGGCGCGAGGGCGGCAGAGCAAAACTCGCCCGTTCGCGCGCGGTCCAGGTCTCCATCAGGGCCCGTCGGCAGCGGCGTTCGGCTTCCTCCGGCGCAACGGCCAGGGGGAAGCTCTCGGAGGTGACACGTACGGCGCCGGTGGTGATGCGGCGGGCCTCGACCAGGGCGCTGTCATAGTCCTCGTCCGCCCGCGCGACGCTCCAGCGCAGAACCTGGGGCAGCTCGGTCTCCTGGCCGCGGGTGCGCTCGATGTCCTCGGCGTTGCCAGCCACCAGATCGTCGGGCGTGATGGTGGCGACCGCTGCGCGCGCGCGCATGATGAAGCGGATCACGCCTTCGCTCTCAACGGCATCGAAGCCGAAGTGGCGGGCAAGCATGGAGATCGTGGTGCGCGGGCTTTCGATGGCCGGGATCACGAGCCCCTCCACCGCACCCCAGAGGCCGGAGACGTCGATGTGCGCGGCATCCATGCCGGCGGCGAGGCAGAGGTGGCGCACGAGCGCGGCAAGCGACACCGCGCCGAGCCGCCCCGTCAGCCAATGGCCCAGCTGCCAGTTGGCCCCGTCGGACCAGACGTCGGTGAGGGCCGGGAAGAACGGGTGCGGGCGGGCGTCCCAGGACCAGGCGGCGCAGTCCAACGTGTCGACCATCGGCAAACTATTCGCGCTGGAGACCGGGTTGTTCGACGGGTCGACCCAGTAGAGCGCGGTGGCCTCGAGACAGGCCCGCTGGATGGCATCGTCGCGCCAGCCTCGCGAGAAATACGGCGCCGCGCTTTCCGAGGACTTGGGATCGTAGAAGACGTTGGGCTGGTTCGTGCCCCGGTCGATGGCCGGGCAGCCGAACTCGGTGAAACGGATGGGCTTGGACTGGGGTATCCAGCCGGTGGTGGACTGGTCGACCGGCAACACCTCGACACCATGGACCACGATGTCTTCGCCCAAAGTGGCGGAGCGCGGCCCGATCCGGAAACCAGCCGAGCCGGAAACCCCCGCCGTCACCTCCAACGTGATCTTCCACAGCCCCGGTGAAACCTCGGTCTGGCTGGTGGCCTCGATCGTGTGCGCCCCGGGCGCGGTGCTTTCCCAGCCGCCGATCTTGCCGAAGTAGGAAGCATGCTCGGCACCGGTGCCAAGGGCGAAATAGAGCGCGAAATCGCCCGACGCGCCCGGAGCCACGAATGCGGTGATCCGCACCCGGTCCCCGGCGGCAAGGGTCTGGTATCCGGGTGTGGCGCCGTGCCAGGTTGCACCGTCGGAGGCGATGCGGGCGGGTGAGCCGAAGGGCCCGAATGTCCCGATCGTGGGCGTGATCGCCACGGTGGTGGGGTTCGGATCATAGCTCGCCACGTCGGCGGCATTGGCGAAGAGTCCGGTTCGCACGCCGCCCGGGCGGTCATGATGTGGTTTCGACCACCAGTTCACCAGATCCTTGAAGCGGAAGGTCCACGGCTCGTTGTAGAAGCCATCCGTGATCGGCGTGCGGTTCTGCGCGTCCCGGTCGGCATCGCTCGCATAAAACCAGTCAAACCCTTCACCGCCGGCGATGTTCGCCTGCAGATAGGCGCGGTCGTAAATTGCAGGCCAGCCGGCCTGCGCGTCAGCGTGTTCAAACCCGTCACGCCAGTCGGAAAGCGGCATGTAGTTGTCGATCCCGATGGAATCGATGTTCCCGTCCGCCCAGAGCGGGTCGAGATGGAAGAACACGTCGCCCGAGCCATCGGCGGGCTGGTGGCCGAAGTATTCCGACCAGTCGGCCGCATAGCTGATCGCGGTGCCCACCCCGAGGATCGCGCGCACGTCCGCCGCGAGGCTCTGAAGCTGCGCCACCGCCGGATAGCTCGTCGCGCTGTCGCGGATGGTGGTCAGCCCGCGAAGCTCCGAGCCGACCAGGAAGGCATCGACCCCTCCCGCTGCCGCGCAGAGATGCGCATAATGCAGGATCATCCGCCGCCAGCCCCAGTCATTGCCGCCGGTCCAGGAGACGGTCTCGCCCGAGACGGCGAAGTCGGAGATCTGCGCATTGCCGAAGAACGCCGCGACCTGGCTGGCCGCCGTTGCCGTCTTGTCCACCGTGCCCGCAAAGCCCGCCGCCGGAGAACAGGTGATCCGCCCGCGCCATGGCAGCGCCGGCTGGCCGAGCGTGGCGACGTTGTCGGAATACGGGTTCGGCAGGCTGTTGCCCTCGGGCACATCCATCAGCAGGAAGGGGTAGAAGGTCACCCTGTAGCCGCGCGCCTTCAGTTCCCTGATCGCCTGCACCACCGCCGCGTCGCTCGGCGTGCCGCCATAAACGGGTCGGCCCTCGGCATCGGTCGAGACCAGATGCGCCGAGGCGCGGTCCACGCCGTTCACCTGCCAGACCTGCGGCGTTGTGGTCTTGGTGGCGGTCTCGACGCCAGGGCGGACGGTGCAGTTGCCGACCCTGAGATCGTCCCCGAACCAGCTTACCACCAGCGACACGCTCTCCACCCCCGGCGCCAGCGCCTCGAGCCGGTCGAGGGAGACCAGAAAGTCGGCCCGGTCGGTCTCGGCATGGGCATTTTCCGGGGTGGTCTTCGCGCCCTCCTTCCGCATCACCGGCTCGCTGGCATAGACGAACTCGCCCGCGCCGGGGATCATGGTGACGGCGCGGATGGCTCCTTCGGCGGTGTCGGGATCGGCGAGCGGCCGAAACACCTCGAAGGACAGCTGAGGGATGCGGTTGCCGAAAGGCGTGAGGTCGAGTTCCTCGAACACCACGTAAGCCGTGCCACGATAGGCAGGCGCGCCCTCGGCTCCCATCTTCGCGGCGATGAACGGGTCAGCGGCCTGCGCCTCGTCGCCCGGATACCAGCGCCTAGTGATGGTGGAAGTGTCCAGCAGCTCGCCGTCGGCCCAGACGCGGCCGATGCCGGTGATCGGGCCTTCGCAAAGCGCGACGGCGAAGGAGGCGGTGTAGCTGTATTCCGTGGTGGTGACGGATGGTCCGCCGCCCTTGCCACCGCCTTGTGTGGTGGTGCTGACATGCTCGGTGAAGTCGGTGGCCCAGATGATGTTGCCGCCGAGCCGCATGCGGCCGAAGACGCGGGGGATCGTGGTGCCCTCGGTGGCGGAGGTCACCCGCAGGCTGTCGAGCCTTGCGCCTTCATAGCGCTGGTCGGGCTGGAGCGAGCCCACGATCCAGCTGTCCACGACGGACCCCGCCATGGTGCCGATCGCCCCGCCGATGGTGGCGGCGGAAATGCCCAGAATGCCGCCGCCGATCGAGGCGCCGATGGCCTGACCGGCAAGACCGAGCACGAGGGTCGCCATCAGCGCCTCCCTGGTTGGGGATAGAGAAAGGCGAAGGCGAGGCGCCGCCGCCAGTATCGGGTGAAGGGTTCCTCGATCACCCCCAGCCGTTCGCGGGCATGGATGAGGGTGCCGGTGTCGGACAGGATGCCAACATGCTTGGCGATGGCGCGCTCGCGCATGCGAAACATCAGGAGCGCGCCGGGTGGCGGATCATCCGCCGCCACCTCGATCATGCAGCCGCAGGCGCCCTCGGCGAGCACCTCGACGGGGCCAGCCTCTCCCCAGTCGCGGGAATAGGGCGGGATCGGGAAGGGTTCCGGCCCCACCACCTCGCGCCAGACGCCACGGGCGAGCCCGAGGCAGTCGCAGCCGACGCCATGCAAGCTCTGCTGATCGTGGTAGGGCGTGCCGAGCCATGAACGCGCCGCCGCGATCACCTTCGCCCGCGCCACCGGCGTTCGCACAAAGTCGGCCACTACAGCACGCTCCCGTCATTGACCCGGCCTGGGAGGCGTAGCGCAACACCGTGTCATTGCCGGGGATATGCGGAAAGCCCCGGAAGTTGGCGGTGTTGGCGAAGCGGGCGCGGCAGGTGGCGAAGGCCTTGTCGCAACCGGCGCGGATGGTGAAGGCGTCGCTCAAAGCGATGGTGGATGCTGGCGGTTCCAGCAGCGTGATCACCGCCTCGCCGGTGGTGGCCACCTCGTGCCGTTCCACTTCCGCGCGCCGGCCGGCATTGGCGCCCGTGTCCCAGGCGAGCGTTCCGAAGGTGAAGAGCCCCGCGGCGAAGCCCGAGAGCCCTGAAGCCGAGAAGGCGCGGTCGCGCAGGGGCACGGCCACAGTGCCGGTTGCCTTCCAGGCCGCGTTCTCGAGGTCGATCCCGCAGCGCCCGTCACCCAACACGGCGTCGCAACCGGCCTGAAAGCTCCGCCCCACCGGCTGGTCGAGCAGATGAGCGAGGCTCCGCATCTCGGCGGTGAAGGCCACGCGCCCACGCCTGATCTCGCCGATCGCGCCCCGGCGCATCAGCACGCGCTGGCTGGTGTCGGTCCAGTTGACCCGCCAGACCTCGACCGCCGCGCCGTCCCACAGTCCTGCGGCGATGTCGGCTTCGGTGATGACGCCCGAGCGCAGCACGCCTTGCGCCTCCTGCGCGTCCACCGCGAGATCGCCCGCGGCGCGCAGCTCCGAGGCCGCAAACCCGCTTTCCGGCTCGAAGCGGGTAGCCTCGAAGCTGAGCGTCCGGTCGTGGTCGGTGAAGCCGAACACCTGGCCATCGGTGCGCGTGATCCGCCAGCACCAGGCAAGCGTCGTCGTGCCCTCGTCGAGATGGGCTTGCAATGCGGGCGAGAGGGATTTCATCGGCAGGTCCCAGTCATGCGGTCATCGAGATCGGCGATCCAGTTCGCCCAGTCCGGCGGCACCTCCGCGACAGTCGCGGCAGGTGGTCGCGCCAGTCGCGCCTCGGCATAGGAGGCGCAGCCCGCATCACCACCGCCCATCGTTGCGGCGCAGCCGCTCAGCAGGATCGCCAGCATTGCGGCCGTCACGAACCGCATCGCGGCCGCGCTCGACCTTCCCGATCGTCTCTTCCATCGCATCGCGTTCGGCCTCCCGTTTGCCCTGACGCTTTCCTTCCACGCGGCCCCAGAACCGGCCTAGCACCAGCCCCCCGAGCGCACCCAGCGCCGCGACCAGCCAGATCAGGAACTCAACCATCGTCCCGCTCCCCGCGCCCGGCGGCGACGCAGAGGGCGACGATCAGAACGCCAAACCAGCCGCCCAGGACGAACCCCGCCAGAAACTCAGGCATCGCCCCGGAACCCCCGCTCGATCCGGTCGCGCAGACCGATCAGGCCGAGACCGAGGAAGATGAGTCCGGCGGGCGAGGCATCGCCCGAGCCGGCAAGCAGTGCGACGAGGCGCGAGAGCTCGCTGAGCGGGCCGGTGGTGGGCAGCGCGACCGACGCGATGCCGGCGAGCATGGCGAGCAGCCCTGCCCACCAGGTGAGCGAATTGGGTCGGATGTAACGCATGGGGATCAGGTTCTCCGGATCAGGGCGGAAAGGAAATCGACCAACCGGGCGAGCCAGCCGGTCGGTGTGTTTGGGCTTGGCCCTGGCTTGACGGGACGCAGCAGGTCCAATGCCTCATTCTCGGTCAGGCGACGGATCGACCGCGAGAAGTCCACCCGGCCCGCACGGTCAACGGCCCAGACCGGGATCGTCCCGCGGGGATAGCGGCCATGCCGGAACAGGTCGCGCTCCGCTTCCCGGCGCGGAATGACTGAGGCCGGCCGCCTCCAGTTCAGGAAGGCGCGCGCCGCCGCCTCGCGGTCGCCGGCGTTCAGGCGCCGGGTCAGCGCGGCACGGGAAATGCCGCCAGTGTTGAAGTGGAAGCTGACCAGCGCATCGAACTCGTGGGGGCTGAGCGGCACGGTGACGACGCGCAGGACGGCTTCCTCGTAGCGCGTAAGGTCGGCACGGAAGACCCGGAAGGCATCACGGATCCCGGCGTCGAGATCGGCGGGCATGCCGCGCGGCATGGTGGCCGGATCGGGCGGCCCGGCGGCTGCCGTATGGCCGATGCCGGAGGTCCAGGTGCCGGTGG